GCTCCGCGTTGATAGAGAAGTCACTTTCGGGAACACCGAGCACGCCTTCAGTCATTACGTACTCGACTCGGCCTCGGGCTCTTCCTCCGGAGGAGTTCCAAGAAACGAAGGAGCCTTCACGGATCGACTTCTCGGTATCGGCCTGCTCGAAGTAGTGGATCTGACGGAGCCTCTCCTCCGCTTCACGCATCGTCGGGTAGCAGCCGAAGGAGCGTGACCCGTCCTCGGAATAGACGCAGTATTCGCCGCCCTCTTCCCGGATGATCTTCGTGACACCCCCGTCGATATCTACGCGCTGAATCTTCCCGTCACTAGCGACGATCGCGTAGTCCTCCGCAAGCACGACGACGGATCTTTCCGGGGCAGGGATTCCTCGGAGTTCCGCGAGACGGTACGCAGCGAGGACACCGGAAGCGTCGTCACGTTCCGCGACCATGCCGAGTTGGTCGTCGGTGAGTGCGTTTATGCGGTCGAGGAGATCCATCCCGCCTATTCTACGGGACAGGGAAGGAGTCGATGGGGATAATCTCGACTTCCTCTCTCGTGCTACCGGGGGCTAACTCTTCCATCGCCGTCTTCGAGATCTGATCGAGGGTTGGGTCACCTCCAACGATCAGCCCCATCAGGACGTTCGTTATCTGCCAGCCCTGTTTCTCGGCGTTCCAGATCTCCGGTACGTTCCCGTTCCATAACCGATACGGAATACCGTTCCATGAGTAATACGTTGTAGCCATGCGTTACCGCCCCCTCTTTCTTCGGGCTCGGGGGGTCCGGCCCTCTCCAAGAGTAACACCCCTCCACAGTCTCACTACGTTCTCGGTTACTTTGCGGATCTTCTCGCCGAAGTTGAGATTCCCCGAGGGAGTCGGGATCGTTGCCGCTACGTCCACCATCTCGTCGGTGAGGGCCGCGATCTCTTCCGGGTCAGTCAGGACACGCTGCCGTTCGTAGATCTCATGCAGGGCTCCCTCCTTCACGCGGAGACTCTCCGGGGTATGGAACTGCAACTCGACAGGCACACCGTCCGGATCTTTCATCGCCACGTTGATGCCCTTGTACGAGTTCCCCTCCTCCCAATAGTTCTTGACGCGTAGCGTGTAGCCCCGTGCCTCCAGATCGTCGATGATCCTCTTCGACCCTGCGGCGTAGGTTCCATCATCGAGGGTGTACGTGTACCGGATCACGTCGCTCATAGATTCAGCCGCCTCGTCAGCGGTGAGAACTTTCCCGGCGATCTTTGCTTCCTCCACTTCCGAAGCGATCTTCCTCGCTAGTGACTCTTCGCTCTTCAGCCGGAACGCCAGCCCTTCGGGTCGGGCTCCGTACTCGTCTGCGAGGTCAAGGATCGTGCGGGTGATATCAGGCTCCGCAGTAGTCATCTTCGCTCGGTACGTCTTCGCCGCGCTCACGGCCTGCTCACCGTACGAACTCACGCTGCCCTGAGGGTTCACAGGAGTCGGCAAGTCATAGCCCCGATACGTCGGATATCCGTCGAGGACTTCATCCACGATCGCGTCTAGTTCCTCATCGGTCATCGCCTCGTAGTCCTCAGGGTCGTCGATGAGGAGAACATCGCAGCGGCAGTTCGGGTGAGCAGGAGGTTCCCCCGAGGGGAACGAGTCCGTTATCGGGATCGGATCCATGTCACCGAGAGGGCCACAGATATCGCAGGCATCGAACTCGGCGAGCCACTTCTTCTTGGCATACGGGGAGATGAATCCGTCCTCCAGTCCCTGCTGCCATGCCTGCTGTCGGCCTTCACTAGAAGCGCGGATCGTTTCCGTTCTCGCAATCGTTTCGGACCTGTATTTGTGAATCCGTTTCTGATACCTCGCGGTTGCTTTCTCACTCGCGGCGTAGGCTTCATCGAACGTCTTGCCCATGTTCATCTGTTCGAGGATCTCCCTGTTCCGGAAGTTCTCGACCCATCCGGCCTGCTGCGAGGTCAAGCCCACTACGTCACGGGTTCCACGGGCCACCTGCTGCACCGTGAACTCTCCCGAGGTAGATCGGGCGATGTATTCCCGGACCATATCGCGCTGTTCTGTGGAGACTTCCCGAATCAGGTTCCCGGCTTCCTTACTAGCCCATGCTCGTGCCTCAGGACGGTCGGCATCGAAGCGGTAGGTCAAGGTGGCTTTACGGATGCTCGGGAGTTTGACTCGTCGTCCAGCATCGACCAGTTCGCCGTAGAGTTCCTCCTCGAGGGCAGGCTGAATCTCTAGCCACGGGTCGGTCGGTATCCGGTTCACGATCCGGTCGATAGGTTCGTGGAGAAGAGCCTCGACGAGTTCGGTCTCGGATCTCACCACCGACGCTCGGATCTTGTCGAAGGCTTTGCCGAAGAGATCCATGATCCGTTGCTGTGACGGGGTGATGGTCTCCGATAGGTTCGGGCTCTTCCTCGGGCGAGCCTTGAACGCGAGCATTAGACGATCGTATCTGCGTCCGGGAGGTCAGCGAGGGAGCGGAGGTATCCCTCAAGTTCCCTATCGGGCATAAGTACGCCAGCCTGCGCCAGTTTGCTGACGTAATCTCCGACCTCGCTCAACTCAACGGAGGACACCTGACCGTATGTGAGGTAGGGGAGTTTGTCGGTTCGCATCGAGTTCAGTCGGAGGAGCCTCGGGATCGCGTGCTGATTCACGACCTCCGCGATTGACTTCGCGATCGAGTCCACGGCAAGAGTCCACAGATCGACCTTCGCAGTTCCAAGAGCGAAGGAGCCCACACGGTCGGAGCCGAGGAGGAGGAAGTCGGAGAGGAGACTCATAGCGATCCGCTGGTCGTACCGCTGGATCACGGAGCCCGTATCGAACTGTCGTCCTCCGCTAGCCGAGAGGAGAGTCAAGTCGAAGATGCGGTTGCCCTGTTCGTCGTAGGCGGCAGGGAAGACGATGCCCTCCTGCTCGTTCCTCTTCACGTTCTGCACAATGTCGGTGATCGCTTCGAGTACGGCCTTCTGTGAAGAGGTCGCGGTGTTGCTCATGTATTCGGGGGGGACGTAGGCCATAGGTAGGCCTGCGAGATCTCTCTCGATTCCGATTGCTTCGATCTCTTCGATCCGCCTCTTGTAGAACCACGGCCTGTACGCGTTGCGGAGGAGGGAGTAGCCCTCGGGGTTGTTGCGGTTCGTGGTCGTGCGGAAGAGCAACGCCTTGTCGATCGGGATACGGGCCATGCCTTTACCGCTAGACGGGTCCATCTGGATCATGCCTTGGATGCCACCGTTCGAGTCGAGCATCCATTCCTGCAAAGTTTCCTGAGCCCGGACGGGCCACTTCCTCCAGCCGATGCGGTTATCCGAATACCTTGATTGTGTCTTCGGATCTCCGGTCTGTCCTCGACGGATCTTGTAGACAATCTCGTGGAACGACCATCCGTAGGTGAGCATCGAGAGGATATTCTGAAGCGTGGAATCCCACGAATCCGACATATCGTTCAGGCATTCGTCTACGAACATAGCGGTTCGTTCATCCTCACCCTCGACGTGCCATTCGAGGCGGGTAATCACCTTGTCGATTGCGTAGAGCATCGCCCCCACAACGGGGTCGTTGTCGTGCATCTCGCGGTAGACCTTGAAGCCCTTGACCCCTTGGAGGTTAGTCAGGAACTCTTCGTTGATGTAGCCACCGGAGCGTCGTAGACCAGACGATCCGATCTCTACGAATCCGCTACGGGTTTCATCGTCTGGCATCGGTGTTCATCCTCTGTGCCGTCAAGTAGATTGCTTGAGCGTCGGAGAACCCCGCTTCGCGGAACGCCTTGTACAGTTCGTGTACGGATACGGCGTACGTGAGAAGCGGGGTCATCCTCCTAGTCTACCGTTCCGTTAGAACGGGGGGGTCTCTTCCGAGGCTACCGGAGTTGTCCACGGGTCAGGCTCCGGGCTCTTCGGGGCTGATCTTTCCGGGGAGCGTCGGGCTCGGATCGAGGAGCCAATCTCGTCAGCAGTAACGACCACCTTCGACCGCTGCTGTCCGTCTTTCGTTTCGTACTTGTCGATCTTCATCTTCCCGACGACGACGACTCGTGTTCCCTTCAGGAGACTTTCGGCGGTGTCTTCTCCGAGTTTCCTCCAAGCCGTCACGTCGTAGTAGGAGGGTTCACCATCGACCCATTCGTCGCCTTGCTTGATTCGTTCATTCACGGCAACGGTGAAGTTCGCTACCGCGTCACCTTTCGGTGTGAATCGGAGTTCGGGATCTCGGACGAGGTTCCCGATCAGAGTTACCTGTGCTGTCATTCTTCTTTCTCCTAACTAATCTCCCTCAACTGAAGAGCGCGAGTTCGACCCGCGCTCCGTCCTTCCAGACCTTACCAGCGGCGACCCCGTCGAAGTAGGACTTCTTCGGTCGGACGACTTCTTCGCACTCCTTCACCACGGGGCATCGGTCGCAATACGAGAGGGCATCCTCGGCGAGTTCCCCGGAGGTCGCGTCGAAGAGCCTCGGGTCGGCTCCGATGCAGGCAGCCTCAGGGAGAGTCAGCCGAGACAGGCTCATCGGCGGCGGCGGTCTCTCTGCGCTTCAGAGAACGTGCGCCCGTCGAGTTTCTTCCGGTAGTGCGGAATATTGTTCTGTGGGATTCCGACCCGTGTGGTGGGCAGGAGGACGCATAGGAGGTCGGATTCGTGCTGGCTCATGTATCCGGCTTCTTCGATTGCTTCGAGGTCAGGGAACACGTCAGCATGGCGGTCCACGTCAGGGTCGAGGAGGTGATCCTCTCTTCCTCCCATCGAGTAGCAGATAAGGAGATTCGAGGGGAACGTGTGTTCGAGTTTCTTCGTTACCGTGACCTCTTTCGTGTAGGCGTAGAAGAGGATCTCGGGGAAGTCCCACGCGAGATTGACCCATTCGTTGTAGTACGCCTCGGAGAAGAAGTCACCGGAGTCGTGGATGCGGACGGCTTGTCCTCCAGCCTCGATCCAGAATCTCGACCAATCGGACAGGTGATCGGTCGTGGGTAGGCCGGGGATCTCTCTCGGGGTTCCGGTAGGCCGGAACTTCTTGTGGCT